TTATAAGGAGGTTTGTTCCAAAACTTTTGTCATCAATTGACTAAATTTTTCTGCTGTTTTTTTCTTTTGGCCTCTTGTAGTATGAGCGTATATTTTCTGAAGGGTGTCTAAATTATCGTGACCTAATCTCTCGGCTATATCTCTTAGTTCAACTCCTGCTTCAATGTAAAGGGAAGCGTGCGTATGTCTCAGAGAGTGTGGAGACAATGTCTTTGTCAATTCCATTTTTTTAGTGATTTTTAGCATGTGCTGGTAAATATAATTAGGGTGAAGTGGATAACCAGGATACATATTGGTGTTAATAAACACAAAATTAAAATTCGTATAATTTTTTCCGTTTGCTAGAATGTATTCATTCTGCCATGCTTTTAGTTTCCTTAAAACATTAACCAGAAAATCATCAATATCAATGATGCGTTTAGATGATTTTGTTTTTGGTGGGATTATATCAAATTCATCAATCTTACCTTTTTTATTATAGTAGGTTTTAGTGATTGATATAGTCTTTTCGATAAAATTGATATCATCCCATTTCAACACACACAACTCACCACGCCTAAGTCCGGAATAAGCTAAGGTTGAAAAAATAGGGAAATCCTGTGGGAATTTTTGTTTTTTAGAAATATTTAAAAATATCACTAATTCTTCTTTTTCGAGAAAATTCCCTTCTTCAAAGATATCCTCTTCATCTAATATTTGCTTTTTCCTCAAAAATCTAAAGTCAATATTTTCAGTTGGATCTACGGTGATAAGATTATCATCTTTTGCTGATTTAAATATTATTCTAGCTGTAGAGTGAATAGACTTTATTGTATTTGGTGCATAACCTTTATCATGAAGACTATAAAGCATATTTGCGTATCTATCTTTGTCGATATCCTGTATTGGGTACAAGTTCAAATACATCCTTATATGCTTTAATGCTGTATTTCGTGAGTCTATAGTAGGTGGTTTAACAAGCCTTTTATATTTTCTCATCCAGTGTTTTTCATAATCTCTGAAAACAATCCTAGGATCTAGTTTGGAAAATCCATGAAAAGTATTGCTTTCTAGTTCTGCGGCAGCTTCCTTAGCATCTTTTTTTGTCTTGAATCCACTCTTTGTTTTTTGTTTTCTTTTTCCTGTTTGAGGATCAATACCTAATTCTATTGTATATTGCCAAGTCTTTCCTCGCTTTTTAAATGATGCGATTTTAATCACCCCATGTCTATGCCGATAAGTTTATCTGACTACTTCAGCACTTGCATATTGTTTTCTAATTCCTTTTGAAACAATTACCTGTTATTTGCATTTCATTTTGTATCTACTTGATAGATGCCTGAATTAACCTCTTCTTCTAGTTTTGCGGCAGCCATTTTTGCTTCTTTTTTTGTGTTAAAACCTGAGCTTGTTTTTCGCCACCTCATACATGTATCTGCATGAATCCCTAAATTTACAGTATAAGACCACTTCTTACCGATCTTCCTTATATAAGCCATAAATATCACCTCATCTCTATGATAAAAATTGATTGTGTATTTTTGCGGTAATTGTTATATACAATTCTTTATATAAAGCGCTAAGTCGTAATGTTAGTGATCATATATAGCTTGTCTACAGTAGATAAATTTTTCTTATTTATACATCCGTTCCTCCTCTTTGCTTTTCATACTTTCAATGATATTGGTGACTTCATCATCCTTTAAGCCACGCAATTTTAATCGTGTAATAAAATCTTTAAAATCAGGTTGTTCCCAAAAAGGTAGGTCATCATATAAATCAATGGATCTGGGAGATTCCCTTACAGTCTCAGAGGTACTATAATGCTTTTCAATCTCTCTTTGAAATAGGGCACCTGTTATTTGATTTTCATAATGAGCAAGCCTTGTTCTAGCAAAATCTTCAGTCACTTTGAATGTATTAGCAATAAAGGATATAGCCTCATCACGGCATTTAGGCAATTCTAATTTTTGAATCATAAAAGTTGGGACCGCATAATGTAATGCAAAATTCCTCGCTTTAAACTCTTGAAGTTCAACAAATGCTTTTGGCAGACCTTCTTGATCTCCATAATGCTGCAGCACATGGCTGAGTTCATGAAAAAATTGTTGTCGTTGTTCTAAGTAGGAGAGACGTGAATCAATAGTAATAACTTTAATGCCATAATAAATACCTGAGGCAGATGGTTTTCGCTGGTATCTTAACAAAATGTCATACTTAACAGCTATTTCTTCCACTTTAAGTAGTTTTAAAGGAGTATTGATGTTTAGTCTTAGTAGCTCCTGTTCAATGGTTTTTTCTAGAGGTGTTTTCAAATACATAGGGGGTCAGCTCCTTTTGGGAATGTATGTTCTGTTCTGGTGTAAAAAAATTATAGCCCAAAATAGGCTATAAGATTCCCGTATTTGGTTTTATAAAATTGGGAATTTCCAGTTATATATATTATAGAACATTAGTTCTTTTTTGCAAGAGGAAATCCAAATTTTAATGTAAAAGATGGAATGATTGAGTGAAATATCTAAATAATATATAATTTATTCAAAGTTTATTATTGCTTTTAAAATTCCCTTTTCTATAATGGAGGTAAGCTAATAATGGAAAATCCTAATCAACTTAATGAAACTATTTTTCAGCATATAGAACCCTCTGATGAAGACGTTGACAAACTCCTAAACGAATACCAGTCTTTTTCAAGAGATCAAAAGAAAGAGTTCATTAATCGGTTTTTCAATGAAAAAGTTTATTCTGTTGATATTATTGATAAACATGGAACTTTGCTTTTTTTCTTAAGGGAGAAGGAACTAAGATAGGGCAATTCTGGCGACATCGCCTATTTTGAATAGTGCTGTCACTTGTTTTACGTCCTGTTATTTCATTAGGTTTTTGTTAACTGTAAAAAATTTATGAAGCACCAAGACTTTTTCTGAATCTTTGTTTATCAGAGAAAGGAATTACCTCAATTTTATATTCAGATAATGCATCTAAATATTCCCTTGAAAGCTTTTTATTATTTTCATCATTAACTACAATTGCCATTTGTAAAGAACCGTCAAAACGTTCTTCTCTATATTGAATAGTATCTAACCAGCTAAGTAACGCATTTTCCATTGTACTTTTAGAAAATGAATTATAAAACCTAGATAACTTTTTCACTCTATTTTCAGTAGTAAACAAGGCATCAAAATTAAATGGAAGTTTAGATTGGCCTATAATTTGTAAGTTAGGGAAATAATCGTAGTCATCTTTATTTTCCTTTAAATAATTAAAAACATCTTCGGAAAAGATGGATTTCACATTAGGTTTATTTAAATACATTAAATCAGTTATCTTTGAAATAGATTGAATAACTTCATGGATGCTTTGACCTATATTTTTCATTGAAGATATTTTATATATTTCATTTGTGCTATTATCTAAACTTACAGATTCATATGATAGGATAGAATTCAACAAATTATTCCGTTTAGACTTTTTCGTAATATTTAACCCATGTGATTCGAGATTCCACACTACGTATGCATCGTCACTTATTCTAATCTTATCACCTTCCGGTTTAAGGATTAAGTTAATGTTGTCCCCAAAAGAATCTACAGAAGGAGTACTGAGTTCAATCACGTCTTTATGCAGGGTGAATTGATTATTTTGTTTAAACCAATTGAAGTATTCTTTTGAAATCTGCTCAACATTCATTATTAAATCCCTCCTTTTCCAGTGATATTAAAATAATTCCATTTGAACATCAGTAGAACTTATAGTTAGTTTATCGTTTTTCACAGTATTTGTATACTCCAAAAACGTATTTAGCATATTGTGGAATGATGGATGTAATACAAGTGTATCATAGGGTAAATTATAGGCTTTGTAATGAGTTTGTCCATCATTTTTTTGTTCATACTCTTCAGTTGAAAATATATTTACTCTGTTCCCATATATCCTTTCACCATCAGCATTTTTGTGAAAGGTGTTATCGTTACATATGTTTAATCTGATCAAGGTATGATAGGTCTTGCAATCCATTAAATGTATAGAATACTTACCTGGAATATTACGAGAAATAAGGTAATGGATATCTAGTTCATGATTGCCAAACCCTTTCAAGTTTATAGTCCCTTTAAATGACTGATTCAGATCTATCACATGTCTTTTAACAATATGTTTTAGTGCTTTAATCAGCTCTTGTGCTTTCTCATCTGATAATAATAACCCCACTTTATATTACCTCCTAACTCCCAACCTAAAAACTTAAATAACCTTTTAGATCATTCAAATTTTTTGCAAGAAGAATTTTTAAAATTTGTATAAAAGGTGTGTAAGTCTATTACTTGATCATGGTTAAATTGAGATTTCTTCTTTAAGACTTGACTTAGTTTGCTTATTTCTAATTTTTTCACTTTTTCTCCATTCCTCAGCCTCGGCTAATTTTGTGAATTCTACAACTTTATCATGTTTAGCCTTAACAATTTCACTGATTTCGTCTAAAGAAACTTTGAAAAACTCTTTTCGCATATTAACTAGATTCAATCGTCTGTTATCAAATTCTCTATGTAGGGCTGCTTCAAGAGCAGGTGCATCATCTGAGAAAATCATTGCATGTACATCGTATCGGAATGGAACAGAAGCGTCACCTAATTCTTTAACTCGATCATCTGGTTCTAACCGCCTTGTCATACCAATTTTATAAACATTTTCCCCGAATGATCCTATATTTGATATGATATAGACATATCCAGCTTTTGCATTTTGTTCTCTGTAATCTACCTGATCTTGTTCCTTTTTAAGTTCAGCCATTCGTGAATTGATTTCATTGATTTTTACTACAATGTCGGTCTTTAATTCCTCGCTAGCATTTTCTAGCTGTTCTTGGTACTTCAACAAGGCTTGCTTATGATGTTTTTCGTCTTTCTCTAATTTTTTTCGTTGCTTTTCAATTTCTTGTTGCACTCTTTTTTCTTCTCGAATCTGCTCTCTTAACTGCCGTTGTTCTTCTTTTTCTTCTTCCTTCTTTTGTGCATACTCAAAGGCTAAATAAAGTTCATCTAGTTTTAATGCTAGATATTCTTTCTTAATTTCAATTCGATTATTTTTATTGGTTTTGTTCAGCTGATCGAAAGATTTCTTAATTCGTTTCTCCATTGAGTTAATGTTATTGAATTTTACATTAGAAATGGCTGCGTCACATTCATTATTAAAAGATCTAAGAGTCAATTTAATATTATTATTGTTCATTACTTTTCCTTTTTGTTTACTACCATCAAGTTGCCACTCATCATAATGATTGGTAGCTATCTTATTTTTCACCATCTCCTTTTGGGTGGCTCTTATTTCGTTTAATTTTGCTTTGAATTGATCAGAATTTTCTAAGGCATACTTAGGGTCGTAGAATCCAAAAGATTGATATAATAACTCGTCATCTAAGGTGATAATTTCATCTGATTTAAGTTTAATGTCTTCTTCTAAAAGTTTAACTTTACTCTCTAGCCTTTGTATATTCTTATTTAATTTAGCAATATCTTTATCTGCTTGCAGTCGTTCACCCTCAATTTCCTTCTTAGAATCTCTGATTTCTTTAATGAGACGAATTTGTTTTTTATTAATCTCTTGTCTGGCTTCCCTCTTATACTTGTTAATGTCATCTTCTGATTTGCTTTTAATCTTCTCTATCTCTTTTTCAATTTCTTGTTTGCGTTGTTGTATATCAATAATTTGATCGAATCCTTGCTCTTGCCATTCTTTTTTTATTTTTTTATCAGCCTTGATTCTTAAAATTAGTAAAATGAGTCCAATAATAAAAGGAATAATTAATATAGAGAAAATAAACCATAGTGAAATAAACCATGTTGATAAGTACCATTTAATCTTCATAAAAATACCACCTTTGCAAAATTAATTCATGTCTTCAGTCCATTCGTAAGCTCCTATATGTAACCCACCAGAAATAAGTAAAAATAAAATACCTAATACAATTGCCCCGATAATCCCTCCAAACATCCCACCAAGAATCCCGCCAAGAATAGTTGCTAATATTGTTAAGAGCACTAACAATATTTTTTTGGTCTTTTTAAAAAATAAAAGTGCTGTCAGAATAATGAATGCAGCTACACCAATTATCCAATTGAAGGTAAACCCACCAATCATAAAAGAAATGACTATGAGTTCAAAAAATAACCAAGTAGAGGCATTTTCATTGAACCCAGCTTGTGTATTTCCTTTTCTTACAGATTTATAATCCATCTCTTTCATTCCCTTCCAAATAATTAATTATATAATCTTGAATCAAATTACCTATTCAAATAGTAAAAAAATTTGAGGTGAATAGCAACCTCAAAAAATCAATCCTTTTGCTGCTTTTTCTGCCACAAGAAGAATTCAACTTCTTTTTTCAGGCTATCTTTCAATTCTTTGATTTCTTCCTCACTTAATGAGTCTAGGTCGTAACCGAAGAAACCCTCTAATTCAGGTTCTTCTGTGGTACTTTGATTATTACCTTTCGGATCAACAGTTCTTCCTAATAAATAATCTGTTGACACTTCAAAGAAATCAGCTAGTAAACTAATTGTTTCTGGATCAGGTTTTCGATCACCGGATTCATAACGAGATAACTGTACATTAGAAATACCGACAGCATCAGCAACTCGTTTTTGGGAATAATTATTTTTTTCTCGCAGAGATTTAATACGTTGTCCTAATTTATTCATTCGAAGTCATCCTTAAATTAATATATTATAAGTATTTTATCATTTACCAATATGGTAATAAATATTATTGCCAAAAAGGTAATTTTATTGTTGACTTTACCTTTTTGGCAATATATAATTAAGTTACCGATATGGCAAAGGTGGTGAGAATATGCAGAATCAGATTGTAAAAAAAGTTGATCTTGATAAGATTGAAAATTTAAGGAAAAAAGCAAATTATTCATTAGGTGACATGTCCAAACTTTTAGGGTACGAAAGTGTAAATGGCTACTATTACTTAGAAAAAGGGAGAAGTAACTTTTCTGCTGAGACTTTAGCCAAAGTAGCAAGCATATTTGATTTAACAGTAGATGAACTTTTTTTTGAAATTGAAATTGCCAAAACGGCAAATTAAAACAAAGCAATCTAGGAGGTGTGCCGATGTTCTTTGATGATTGGCCAGATTGGCTGCTTTGGACATTCGCCATTGTTTGTTTCAGCATAGGGATATTTCTTCAATTTTATTGGAACTCTAGTTTCTTTAATTAGCAATTTTTAAACAAAGCAATCTAGGAGGTGGAACAGTGACTCATGATAAAGAATCTTTAATTTCACTTTTTCTGTCTAAAGAAAAAGTATTGGAAGGTGGGGGCACCATAAACGTAACAATTGAGTTAGAAAAGATGACCCCACAAAATCAAAACAACATAAGACAAGAAGCGATCAAAACTTTAAATAAAGTTGCGGATGAGATTTCACTTACCAGTTAACCAATTTATTAATGAATGTGCTATAGGTTCAGATAACCAAGAATGTTTACTTAAGGAATTAGAGAAACGTGATAATGTCCCTTTTTGAACAGGTATATTATTTTCGGTGATTGCTTTTAGCATATCAATCAGTTCATTTAATTCTTCTTTATCTTCATTTGCATTTTGATTGATCAATTCCTTTAGATAATCAAGAGTGTATGAATTTTCAATAGTTGCAGAATGTTGAGTTCCAATTATAGAACCTTCAGCTTTTTCTATGTTAAAAACAACATTCGCAGAATTACTTTTTGCTTGTTCAAACTCAGCTTTAGTTTGAACAAAAACGTTCTGATACTGGGCTTTTCCTTTTATGAAAACTGTATCAATATCAAAAACACAGAATTCATCTTGGCTATCAGTAATTTTTAGCCAATCTCCTACTTTGATTGGTTCATCTAAAAATATTTGGAAAACGGTTTTGTTATTCTTTTTGTTTTTCAATCCGTCAATTTTTTTAATGAATTTATTATCACGTATAATATCTAATTTTTGTCCGTGTCTTGTCATGAAACTAGCTAATGGATTTCTCATATCATCACCTCCTTCCTAGTCCCAGTTTACTAGAAAAGGATGGAAATAAAAAAACAAAGGAGTGAAACAAATGAATCAACTAACAAAAATGTTTGAAGGTCACCAATTAAGAATCATTGAGCAGAATAGTGAACCATGGTTTGTTGCCAAGGATGTTTGTTCCATCTTAGAAATTAAAAATAGTCGTGACGCAGTCTCAAGATTAGATAATGATGAAAAAGCTGGTGTCGTTTTAACCGACGGTAGCCAGAATAGGCGGTATCAAGCCGTTAATGAATTTGGTCTTTATAACTTGGTTCTTGGCAGCCGAAAGTCAGAAGCTAAGAAATTCAAACGATGGGTTACACATGAAGTTATCCCATCGATTAGAAAAACCGGTGCTTACCATCAACCAAAAATTTTAACCGCAAAAGAACAACTAAAAGCTTCTATGCAACTCTCGCTCGAACATGATGAAAAGTTAGAAAAGCACAATGAAAGACTAACTTACCTTGAAGATCATATGCGAATTGACGGGCTTCAAGAAAAGAAACTTAAAAGCAAGGCCAAAACAAAAGCTATGGAATCATTAGGTGGTAGTAAATCCAATGCTTATCAAAGTATTAGTCGTAAAGTGTTCAGTTCTATATGGAGAGATTTCAACGAACATTTTGAGCTACCAAGATACAGTGAACTTCCACGTAAGCAGTTTGAAGATGGGATGAAATTTCTTAACATGTGGCAACCATCCACTAGCTTAAGAATTGAAATTCAAGAAATTAACCGTCAACTGCAAGAAATTCTTTAAAAATAAGTCAATAGAAGGAGGTGATTTCATTGTTCGAAACGACTTTAAAGCCACAACCTGATTTCGAAGCAAAGATGTACGACATTATGTATCAAGTTGCAGAGAAAGCCCAACAGGATAGAGATCAGTTAAATGAATTGCCTTATTTACTAAGTAAGACTCAACTAGCTAAACATGTTTTTAATGTCAGTCCACAGACATTAGACACCCACATTATCAAACGTGGTGATTTCCCTAAACTGAGAGTTGGAGAACGTGTTCTTTATCCCAAAGATGAATCAATTAAATGGATTAATGAACATCTTGAGTTTGTAGATACTTTAGCCCCTGATAGACATATAGGCATTGTGTAATCTATAAAACTATTTTACTACCAGTTTATGTATTCAAAATATACAAATAAATACAAAAAGGTTAGGGATTTTATGAAAGCAGGAAGGCCTCTAAGGGGTGTAAGGAAGAGGAAGGAGTTGAGTCAAGAAAATGTGGCTCACGACCTATATATAAGCAAGCAATTAGTTTCTCATATGGAAAATGATCGCAGAACTTTGAGTGAGGAACTGGCAAAGAAAAGTGTCTCCTATTTTGGAGAAGCTAGATATGGATATGAAATCGCTCATGAAATAGCAGCTGATTTTATTCCTCCACTTGCTACAGCGAATAAAGGGATTGAGTGGCACAGACTGGCGCTTGAAGAAACCTTTAAGGTGCAAGCTTCGGAGGCTATAGAAATCCTCGATAAAATTAGCTTGGCTAAACATCCTAGTTTTATCGATGAGGAAGAAAAACGATCAATTGAATTAGCTGTCAAAGAACTGTTGGATGTTCAACTGATACTTTCTTCATTTCTATCCAAGTTAGAGCATGCCTATCCAATCTCAGTTAAAGATTGTATGAGAAAACGGCTGCCCAATTGGAAGGTTATGGGGTGGATTGAATGAAAGCAGTAGACATAGCACATGGATTAACGTTTGTCGCTGCAGTTTTATTTATATATTTCAGCTTATTAAATATTTAATGGAGGTATCGATGAAGATGACATTCGAAGAAATGCTTAATTGGACCAAACGCTTTAAGGAAATTATGGCTTGTAATGATATAGCAATCAAGAAGGCCAGATTAAAAGTTATGCAAGTGGATCTTGAGAATACCTACAACATCCCCATGACGAATGGATTGCAATTTCGCAAAGATCAACCACAACTAATGGCATTATATATCACCGTAGTCGAGGCAGTAGAGGAGGGGAATTATGTCGAAAAATTATCGTGATTACACAATAGGCGAGTTGTTGGATTTGGGTTTCAATGTCAATGTTTATGACCATAACATTCGTTCGAAAGATGGAGCGAAAAAGCACATTAAGATGTTCGAAGGGGTAAGTGAACCAGTATTCGAAAAGCTTGAGAATACAGATACTGATGTTGTAGAAGCGAAAGATGGACGAAAATTCGAAGTAGCTTATTTTGTCAAGAAGGAGGGATAGAATATGCCTTGGTTGTTTACCGCAAGTAAGTTGATAAAAGCAAAGGAACTCCGTGAGCATATAAGAGAAGCAAAGAAAACACCTGAACTATTGCTTGCTATGGAATTGGAAATCAAGAAGGAAATGGTAAGACATAAAAAGCAGCAAGCTAGGACGGCCATCCTGCTTACTGCACTTAATAAATAAGATTAAGCCAATTATAGCACACAGCTATAGTTGGCACAATGGAGGGTTTATTCATGAAAACAATTGAAATCAAAGAATTGTATTTGCGGAATTTTAAAGGGATCAAAGATCTAGTAATTAATTTTGCTGGCAATACGGATATATTCGGTGCAAACGGCATCGGAAAGACAACGGTTATTGATGGATTTATGTGGGTTCTTTTTGATAAAGACAGTCAGAACCAGAAGAAGTTTGATATTAAGCCCCAAGATGAAAAAGGTGAGTCCTTGCATGGGTTAGAACATGAGGTGAAAGTGACCTTGATTGTAGATGGTATGGAGAAGGAATTGCGAAAGGTCTATAAAGAAAAATGGACCAAAAAACGTGGGCAACACACAGCTGAGTTTACTGGCCATACAACCGATCACTTTATTGATTCTGTACCAGTAAGCAAAAAAGAATATGAGGCAGATGTAGCAGACATTATCGATGAAGATATTTTTAAATTATTGACTATCCCAACATATTTTAACGAACAACTGCACTGGAAAGATCGTCGAGAAACCTTGCTTGAGATAGCTGGTGATGTAGATGATCAAGATGTCATTCAATCCAATAGGAAATTGGAAAAATTAGCTGAATTATTAAATGGAAAATCAATAGATGATGTGCGCAGAATCATTGCTGAAAAGCGAAAAGAAATCAATGCAGAATTAGAGCGTATTCCTGTACGTATCGATGAAGCCACAAAAAACATGCCAGATGTAAGTGGATTGAGTGAGTCAGAAGTCAATAGTCAGCTTGATGAAATAAATAGCCAAATCGAAACTACAAACGAACAAATAAGCGATATTAAAAATGGGAGTGTTAGCAGCCATTTAAAAGCAAAAATAAGTGATATTGATTTAAAACTCTCCCAAGTTAAAAATCAACACGAGCAGGATAATCAGCAGGTAATTTATCGCTTGCAAGCTAAGCTGCAGGAAGAACAGGCTAATGCACAAATCATCAAGTCAAAAATGGACAATTTAAACGATCGCCAAACATCAAATAAGGTACGTGAGAAGGAACTTAATGCAAATATTTTAAGATTGAGAAATGAATGGAATGAACTTAATGCTGAGGTGTTTGAGCATAATGCAGAGTGTGTTTGCCCTGCCTGTGGTCAAAATTTGCCAGAAGATCAGGTTAATGAGGCAAGAGAAAAAGCTAAGCAGCAATTTAATATTAAAAAATCAGAAATGTTAGAGCTCGTCAAAAATAAAGGGGTTAGCGCAAAAGAAAAACTTGTTGCTGTATATCAGGAAAATGAATCAATCCAAATGAAAATACAAAGCTTGATTGAACAGGAAAAGAAAATAGCTGACTCGCTTACTAAGGTAGAAGAGGATTTGAAAGAGGCAAAGGAGAGTGCAACACCTTTAGAAGATAACAATCAATATCAAGAGTTAATGACACAAAAAAAGGACCTGAAACAAGCTATCGAGGACGCACAAGAAAACGTGTCAGAAGCTATTGATAAAGTGTTAAAAGACAAAAGTCTACTCCAAGCAAAACAAATCGAATTACAAGAAACGCTTGCTGATTTCAAGCAAGTTGAATATGCATTAAATCGTATAAAAGAACTTGAGGAACAACAAGTAGAATTAGCTGCAGAGTTCGAACGGCAAGAAGAGAAACTATATCTATCTGAGGAATTCATTCGCACGAAAGTAAACATGTTGGAGGATAAGATCAGTAGCAAATTCCAATATGCCAGATTCAAATTGTTCAACAAAAACATCAACGGCGGTTTAGAGGAAACTTGCGAAACCATGTATAAAGGTGTGGCCTATAACAGCAATTTAAACAATGCTGCTAAGGTCAATGTAGGTTTGGATATCATCAATACACTATCAAGTCATTATGGGGTGCGTGTACCAATTTTCTTTGATAATGCGGAGTCGGTAACTGATTTGATAGATAGTGAGTCTCAGATTATTAGATTAGTAGTTTCAAAATCAGACAAGGATTTACGTGTAGAAACTAATGAAAAGGTTGGTGTGGCGCAATGATTTTAAGCGGGGTTTTTGACAATCAGAATGGGTACGCTGAAGTTGAAAAGGATTTGAAAGAACGATTTAGCGTGGAATATCTAAGTGAATTAGGGCAATTAAAAGTTTTTGATGATTTTGAAGTTAAACCTGGTTACGCCCATTGTATGTACCACGGGAAATTAAAGGAAGGCGTGGTACTTACTGAATTAGAAATCGCAATGATTTGCGATAGCGGCTATTCCTTTTTTGGAGGACACAGCAATCTTTATGGTGATGGTCGTTTCGAAGTAAAGATTTGGACAGATTAATTTTATAGGAGAGTGAAATTTCATGTCAAATAACATTCAACAGTCAAATCAACTGGCTAAGAAGGAAAAAACACAATCAGAACGCTTTATGGAAAAGGTAGTCAAAGAATTCGGTAGTGGGGTTGGCAAACCAGCCCTTACCGATTTTCAAAAGAGGTTAGCGCAAAACTACTTTATATCACTGGATGCCGTTTTAAAAACTTCGGAAGAACGACGTATGAAAAAATCCGAAAAATATCGCGATCCCTTACCGGTTTCTTGGAACAACATTAACATGAATAAGTTGGCTACAGATGTTGTGACCATGGCAAGAATCGGGTATGATCCTGCCCAGCCGAATCATATCAATATGATTCCTTTTAAGAATAATCGTACTAATCAATATGATATTGGATTTGTGGAGGGATACAGAGGACTGGAATTAAAGGCTCAAAAGTATGGTTTACATGTACCAGATAGTGTAATTGTTGAACTAGTTTATTCAAATGACCATTTTAAGCCCTTGAAAAAAAACAGTCATAATCCTACAGAAGGCTATGAATTCAGTGTGGAAAATCCATTTGACAGAGGTGAATTACAAGGTGGTTTTTACTATCACGTTTTCAAAGATAACCCAGATAAAAACAAGTTAGTAGTTATGTCTATCCAAGAAATTGAAAAGAGAAAACCAAGCCATGCCAGTGTTGAATTTTGGGGTGGTGAAAAACCTAAATGGCAGAACGGTCAAAAGGTAGGCACTGAAAAGGTAGAGGGTTGGTATGACAAGATGTGTTGGAAAACAATCTTTCGTGCAGCCCACCACGATATCACGATTGATAGTACAAAAATTGATGAAGATTATTTGAATATGAAAAGGATGGAAGATGAATTTGACGATGTGCAAGTTCAACAGAACATCAACGAAAATGCAAATAAAGATTACATCGATGTAGAGTTTACTGAATCACCAGAAGAAACTCCAGAACCCAATCGAGAACCAGCAGTTGTAGAAAATCCAACACAGGTATCTAATGATGATGAATTAGAACAAGCAGCCAAGGATTTAGACGATCAAATAGAAGAGTCAGGACCACCATTCTAATGATTGAAATAAAGACATTGGCTTCAAGTTCAAAGGGGAACTGTTACCACATTACGGATGGTACCACTTCCCTGCTGCTGGAAGCTGGAATAAAGTTCAGAGACGTGCGGATTATGTTGAATTTCCAAACAAGTGATATAGCAGGCTGCTTAATTAGTCATGAACACAAAGATCACTGTATGGCTGTGCAGGATGTACTAAGGACAGGAATCGATACGTATATGAGTGCTGGTACTGCAGAAACAATAGGCATTACTCATCATCGAATAAAGCCTATTAAAGCATTAGAATCTTTTGAAGTCGGAACGTGGAAAATCATGCCCTTTAATGTAGAACATGATGTTGCAGAGCCATTAGGCTTCTTATTAGCAAATAGAGCAGGCGAGAAGCTTTTATTCGCCACTGATACCTATTACATTCGCTACAGGTTTAGAGGGCTAACACATCTACTTATAGAGTGTAATTACAGCAAAGCAATACTAGATCAAAACATCATCGACGGTGTGGTGCCGAAGGTCATGAGGAAAAGGCTTATTCAGTCGCATATGAGCCTTGAAAACTTAATAGATTTTCTAACCGCAAATGACCTTTCAAAGATACAAGAGATCCACTTGCTGCACCTTTCAGATACAAATAGTGATGAAGCGTTATTTAAACGTACAGTGCAGAAATTAACTGGGAAACTTGTATTTATAGCATGACAGGCTTAACTGAACGGAGGTGAATGGGTTGGCAAGTCCTCAAACGGAGAAAGGTTACATCAGAATTGCAAATGAGCTATGGAATGAAATTTTAAGGAGGGACTTCAGCAAAAGGCAACAGAACTTAATTTTATTTATTTGGCGTTTATCATATGGTACCGGTCAGAAAGATTGTGTGATTGATAAGTTTAAACACCTTGAATTAGCAGGCCTGTATAAGTCAGATGTGAAGAAAGAACTTAAATTTTTACGAGATTGTTCGGTTTTAAATTGGGAAGAAGAAACAATGATTTTTAGCATAAATAAAGATTACAAATTGTGGCAAATAACACCGAATAAAAATTGGGATTCTGACCGATTTAATGACCTTATTCACCTCAATTTAAGTCGAAAAAAAGTTAGTAAAACACTAACAAATGATGATAAAAAAGTTAGTAATTCACTAACTCCTAAAAATGTGAAAGTTAGTAAAACACTAACTAATAGGGTGAAACAGGTTAGTAAAATACTAACTTTGAAGTTAGTAAAATACCAACTCGCACCCGACTCAAAGTCAATAGTCATAACTAATCCAGCGTCTCTAAAGACATTATTAAAGACATTAAAGATTAAAGACATAAAAGAATGTAGTAGTATCGCGCGCGATGCGGATTTTAAGGAAGTAGTTCATTATTATGAATCAAATTTAATGTCAAAAGGTCTGACCATTAATGAGGCTGTTCGAGATCACATTGTTCAATATTTTGATGAATTTGGAAAAGAATTGTTTCTGGCAGCTATGAAAATAGCAGCTTCACAAGAAAAAACTGGTATTCGATTTGTCGGGGGGATTTTAAATAACTGGCGCAAAGCAGGTGTTAAAACACTTGATGACGCTAGGCTATTCGAAAAGCAATTTAAAAATAGCAGATACCAGAACCAGCGTAATTATAATACCGGTACTAGCAAAAAAGATATCGTTCCTGACTGGTACAAGAAGCATAAAGAAGAGGGGCAGGCACAGCAGGCTAATCAAGAGCCAAGTGCTGAAGAAAAAGAGCGTCTTGCCCGAGAAGCTGATGAACTACTGGCTGAATATTTAAAAGACCGTGAAGAACGATTGAATAACTAGGAGGAGGTAAAAGAATGATTAACAGAGTTGTACTTGTTGGCAGGTTAACGAAGGATCCAGAGTTGCGTTATACACCTAATGGTGTTGCAGTATGTAATTTCACCCTAGCGGTCAACCGGCCGTTTAAAGATCAAAACGGAGAATCACAAGCGGATTTTATCCAGGTACAAACGTGGAGGAAGATTGCTGAGAATACAGCCAATTATCTGGGGAAAGGCTCACTTGCCGGCATTGATGGGCGTATTCAAACCCGAAATTACGAAGGTGACGACGGAAAGAGGGTGTACATTACAGAGGTCGTGGCAGACAGCGTGCAGTTTTTAGACACAAGAAACGGACAAAATCAGCCACAGTCGAATGATTCGGGTGCTTCTAATATGAATACACCTCAAACAAATAATAACGAAAATTCTGGCGGATATGAGCCTAATCAGTATAGTGGTCCAATAGACATTTCTGATGACGACCTTCCGTTCTAGGAGGATGAATATGGTTCACAAAGAACACTCTGAACAAGCAGTAAGAGATCGAAGACAGTTTCTTCTCCGTGAGTTGCGAAAGCTTGGTATTTCTAAATCTTTTGACGGTAGAAAGGTGGAAGAATGCAGCCTATTTGCTCTCGAATGGATTCATATTGCGGAGAAATATAAAAAATTAAATAGCTGATATTTTTGGAAAATCTACAAAACTTAGGAGGGTTACTTTGGAAAATGAACTCTGGAGCGATGAAGCTACTTGTGGCAGATGTAACCGAAAATTGAAAGACGCATTAAGCATTGAACGTGGCTATGGTCCTCGTTGCTGGGAGAAGGTTCGAGAAGAACAGGATCAGGAAGGGGAATCTTAATGACGGTGTATACAGGCAAGCGAGGAATGGAGCTTGAAAATCTCATAAACTACACGAATCAAGTTTACAAGAATAAAGGTACTGCTTTGATAGATAAGGTGCCCACACCAGTAAAAGTATTGCGGAAGCGTGGCAACCGCATTACAGAAGGCTTTTACGAGAATAAGAGTACGGTAGATTATCAAGGCGTTTATAAAGGTCAGGCAATATGTTTTGAAGCTAAAAGCACTACAGCGTTAAGATTACCACTCAAAAATATTCATAAGCACCAAATTGATTACTTACATGAAGCACAGAAGTTGGGTGCAATATGTTTCTTTATCGTTGAATTTACAGCACAACGGGAAGTTTATCTAGCACCATTTGATTTTATCCATTTAGCAGTTATCAACGCAGATAAGGGCGGTCGCAAGTCAATACCCTATGATGACTTTAATTACTATGCAGCCGGAATGTTGCAATCTCAAAACGGAGTACCACTAGATTATTTATCTGCTGTCGATAAGTTGATAGATAGCAATAAGAACGCAGGTTAAAAGGAGGAAGTATCGATGATAGAAATTAAATTGAAAAATGCTGAAAGACACGTCCATATGAAATTTACGGAAGATAATGTAAGGGTTGGAGAAGGATTATTACAGAGTGTATTAAATTTTATTGGACATCCAGAAAAAATTCAGGTGAACGATAGCTTAAAAATTGTGAAAGAGAACCATAGTATTGTTACCAAACCTATAAATTATGTTACTGATCAAGCCAAAAACGGAACGGGGCAGGATGAAAACAGAACGGTACAAGGAAAAAGTAGACCCAGAAGATTACCTTTGGTAAATAGCGATAGATCAAACTTTTCTTTAGGTGATTTAATTCAGAATCAACGCAAAGAAAGAGAAAGCGTGCAAACTGAATGCAAATGTCCTGAGTGTGGACATGAAGGATTAAAGTATGTTCCTTTTGGATATCGCTACACATTTTGTGATATTTGTAACACCAAATTATTTATAAAACCAGCTGCTGTAGAATGGGGAGAAAAGGACGAGACTGGAAATGTTTATGTAGCTGATGAAGTCTATGAGGTTGGATAAGGAGGCTCACATGCGACAAAAAGTATATGCATTACTAATTACAGCATTGCTGATTGCTGCTACAGGTACTCTATACATGGCTGTCACAACGCAAAAAATGATTGATGAGTATAACCAGCTAGAACAAGATTATCAAGACCTCCAAGTCGATCACCTAGAGATTAAGCTGCAACATGACAGTCTCATAGATCAAATATGGATGGATAGCCAAGAACAGATGATGGAAGGTGAGGAAGAATGAATGTACCACGAATCCTTCACTATCCAGGTAGCAAGTGGTCATTAGCAAAGTGGATCATTAGTTTTTTTCCGGAACACGAGACATACCTGGAACCTTTCTTTGGATCCGGAGCCGTATTATTTTCCAAGGAACACAGCAAATTAGAAACAATCAATGACATAGATGGTGAGATTATCAATCTATTTAATGTTATCCGTGATAGGCCTGATGAGTTGGCTAGACAGATTGCTCTGACGCCACACAGCCGAGAGGAATACTATAGCAGCTACCATGAAGCAACCGACGATATGGAACGCGCAAGAAGGTTGCTAGTGAGGCTGTGGCAAGGACGTGGAGGAAAAACAGCCCACAGGACAGGTTGGCGCAGCATGATTGAGCGAAATGGACCATTGCCAGGTAATGAGTGGTTAAAAATCCCCGAAAAGATCATGTGGATTACAGATAGGCTGCTAGGCGTACAAATTGAATGTCAGCCAGCTGTAGAACTTATTGAGCGATACAACCGACCGAATGTTTTAATTTATGCGGATCCACCGTACCTATTAAATACAAGAACCACCACTAGCTATAAGCATGAAATGACAGATGCGGATCATGAAGTGCTCCTCGATCGATTAAATGTCCATCAAGGTCCAGTCATTCTATCAGGCTATGAGAATGATCTGTACAATGATTTATTAACCGATTGGCGGAAGGAAGTTGTTAAGGCCAAGGCAGAAGGTGGAGCAAGTAGAAAAGAAGTATTGTGGATTAATCCGATAGCTGCCGAGAAAGTACAGCAGATTAATATATTCGATTTATAAATGGAGGTATTTTGATGAATTATCTTGATAGAGCAGAAAAAGTAATCAGGGATGAATGGTTTAAAGATCATGTTGCCGAAGTAAGAGGAGAAAAAGGGTTGCAAGCTATTTATTGGAGTAGGCCAGAAACTAGTATGTATAGCGTTAAATATGTCCTGTCAGGATCCAATATATTTATTTCTGGAGATACAGGAGAAGCAGCTTATTCTTTAACTTGTCCAGCAACCCTAGAAGAGATTAAAGATTTTGACTTGGGTTATTTTACAGGAAAACTAGTTGCATTTTGTGATGAACGGTGGGATTTTGATTCTGATAAAGCGAGGAAAGAATTGAATGAGTATTGGGAAGAACATCAATTAGGTGATCATTATCAAGACTCGCATGAAATCTATAACAGTGTTCTCTCTGCTATCGATGAAAGTATAAACATTAAAGAATACAGGACTTTAATAATGACTGTATACCAAACTACATCCATGCATTCTGACACATTAGAATACATGTGGGATTTTGGTGAAAGAGTGCCATATCGTTTAATAGGATACTGGGTCGGATTAAAAATGGTTATTGAACAGTTATTGGATGGCGATCAAGATGAAACAGCTTGATTTATTTAGAGAAATCATAGTGGACAATTTAGGGGAGCGTTAAATATGAAAGGAGTATGTATTGATACAACTAACAGCAACGTACTCCAAGAGGGCATGACTTACTATGTGTTCCCACACGGACCATATGCATTCTATGTTTCAAAATTTGAAAATGTTGCTTCCCACACAGGAGCGTTTAGTCGCGATAGATTCGAAGTCATTGAGCAAGAAGAAACATCCAATGAAAGCATTCAGATGAACCTGTTTGATTTTTGAAATAAAAAAAGCCGGAATCTCTTCCAGCCACCCAAAATAATTATAACACATTGGAGTGGTTCCGGTGAAAGATAATAATATGACTGCAGAAATTGATCTAATGGAAAACGCATTTTATATAGTAAAAGATGGGTTGTTAACAAAAGTCACAGCTAAACAATACGGGCAAGATGTAGTTGTTTGGAAGAATGGTAAGGTGCTGGACGTTGATAGGAGCGAGCGTATTCGATTAGAGGGGCAGGAGGTTATTTAAGAATTAATAAAGGCTTGGGCACCCCAAGCCTTAAGAGAAATACAGAACTGTTGTTCCTCTCAAAAAATATCATATCATATTGAGAGGAGAAAAGAAATGACGATTTTAGAAAACACGCTCTACAACATGGACTGCATAGAAGGGATGAAATTAATTGATAGCAAATCTATCGATATGATTCTATGTGATCTTCCGTATGGTACCACTAACTGCAGGTGGGATGAGATAATACCATTCGATCAGTTGTGGGAGCAATACAAGCGGATAATCAAGGATAATGGCGCTATAGTGCTCACCGCAAGCCAGCCGTTCACCACTAAGCTGATAGCAAGCAATATGAAGTGGTTCCGTTACGAATGGGTCTGGAAGAAAGGTAAGCATACGACGGGATTTCAAAATTCGAAGAGAATGCCATTGAAAAATCATGAGAACATTTGTGTATTTTATAAGAAGCTCCCTACATATCATCCACAAGGCCTGATACCCTTGTTGAAGGTAAGAAAAGGACAAAGGAAAAAAGTGAGCGGGATATTTAAAGAGGGGGATAAAAGCCTCATGAAAGAGTATAAGACTACTCACACGAATTATCCGAAATCGATTTTGGATTTTCCAAGAGACAGTAAGACTTTTCATCCAACTCAAAAGCCAGTAAAGCTGTTTGAATACCTAATCAAAACTTATACTAATCCCAATGATGTAGTGCTAGATCATTGCATGGGATCCTGTACTACTGCTATTGCTGCAGATAATACTAAACGAAAATGGATAGGTTTTGAGTTGGATAAGGAGTACTGTTCAAAAGGAATTGAACGAATCAATCATAACCGAGAACTATTGAAATTACAAAAATCTATAATTATAAAACCATAAGCTGTCCTTACGGAAGAACCGACGGACATCAGATAACGCAATTCAGCGTTGTTTGATGTCCTTTTTTATTGTCTGCAACCAAATTACTAAAAAACAGAGCATTTGGCAACCAAGGAGGATGACGATGAACAAGCCATAAAAAAGCCAGTTGAAGGAACGGCAGAAAAATAAGCCTATCAATAAGGCTAAGAAGGATTTATCAGACCGAGAATTACATGAATTGATGGGGATTCATCGCCCCACATATGCAAGGAAAAAGGGTGGGGCATTTATACAAAAGTAAAGGGGGAATCATAATGTCAAACTGGGCTGATCAATTAATTCGTGAATATGAAATAGGGAGAAAAGGTTTAACAACAATGAAAAGAGAGTTAGATCCTAATGATTTAGCTGATATGAATGATCAGAGTAAAATCAACAGCATGATTGGAACTATGACCGAAGCGATTGATTGGATGACAATTGGCAAGGAACCAGGTAAGAAACGTGGAATTGACAAGAGAGCTGCTTATCAACGACGTGCAATGGCAGATATGGATTTGTTTCCTTCATTAGATATTGTACCGAAAGAGCGGGAATTAACTGAGGATGAAAAACAGATTATATTTAATTTAATTGCTGAGCTATCACCACGGGAAAGACAATGTTTTATCATGAATAAAGCATATATGATGTCGTATGCTGAGATATCAGAGGAATTAAAAATAGGACGTAGCACAGTGCAAAAATATGTGGAACGAGCAAGAAGTAAAATTTCTTGTCGTACAGATGTCGTACAGAGTTTTTAAATAGTGAAGGCACTTATTAAATTAGAATTTTATTGTAAAGGACAATGAACATACTCTATACATTTCTCATAATTGCACAAAATGCGAAAATAAAAATTGCAAGGAAGATAAAAGGTATATTAAATTTAAAAAAATATAGCAGATTAAAACCTTCTTTGGTAATATTATGAAGGGGGTGATTGTTATAAAAGAAAAACTATTAACAGGCCTGTCACTAATAGTAGCAGTATGTTTTACGGCTTTTATATGGGGATTAACAATACAATCTGTAGGTATTGATAGCGTTAATAAAGCAACTATTATTGGTGGCATTTTGAGTATGTTTGGAGGAATGGTTGGGGCGTTTTCAGCTTATTTTATATCTAGATTTCAGTTAACCAAACAAATGGATCTTCAAGATCAAAAAGATCGTAGTAGAGTGCTCCTAGAAACTGAGCTAAGAAAGGCAGAAGAAATACTAGGTATTTTAAATAAAACTAAAATGAGTTACTTTCACCTGAGTGGGATATGGTCCTCTGTACTAGCAGATCATGTGAGGCATATAAGATCTCATTATGAAGAAAAAATTGACTATGATGATTTTGTGAATACAGATTTGTTAAATGCTTTAGACCAAAGTAGAGACGAATTTATTATGACCTATATGGAGGTTTATAAGTACAGTCCTTACTATGCTGAACTAATTAGTCGTTTTAAGAACGAACATAATATGTATTTCAAAAAACTCACTGTAGATATCAATGCTGTAGTTATGCTATTTAAGGGGGTAGATTCTGAATTTGAAACTTATCGCCCTTTATTGTTTTACGCAGAAATAAAATCTAATGAAATAGATTCAAACTTTAGCAAAATACAGGATATTATTGACATGCAAATTGCCGATACTGAAAAAGAAATAAGTGAATTAATACAGAATTTTAAGAAACATAAATAGACAAGTAATTTTATAAGGATGAAACAAGCACCTGTTTTAGGTGTTTTTTTCTAATGTCCAAAACAAACTTAAATATCATGGAGGTGGCGGTGATGTAAAGTGGCAAGGCCAAGAAACCCGAAACGCGATGAGGCATTTAAAATATGGAAAGATAGCAATGGAACCAAAAAACTAAAAGACATTGCTGCTGATCTTGAGGTATCTGATTCCCAGATTCGAAAGTGGAAGAACCAGGACAATTGGAATTCATTTTTGAATGGTAACGTTACTAAATCGAAAGGTAACGTTACTAAACGAAATAGAGGCGCACCTAAGGGTAGTAAGAATGCTCTAGGTAATAAAGGTGGCGCTGCACCTAAAGGAAACCAGAACGCCACTACTCATGGATTCTTCTCTAAATTCCTTCCAGCAGACACGATAGAAATAATGGATTTTATGAATGATCGTGAACCAGTTGATTTAATATATGACCAGATACGGATTCAATATGCTGCTATCATAAGAGCGCAAAGTATCATGTTTGTTGAGTCCAAGGAAGAAATGATTAGAGAACTCAAAAAACGCAAGTATGAAGTCAAAAACACAGGTGACAGACAAAATAAAAACTATAAGAAGTACCCTATTGAAGAGGAGTTCGAATTCCAATTTGCTTGGGATCGTCATGCTACATTCTTAAATGCTCAATCAAGGGCAATGTCTGAATTCCGATCATTGATTAAACAATTTAATGAACTGGCCTATGAGGACGATGAGCGCAGACTGAAACTGGAACAAATGCAATTGGCTGTTGATAAGGCTAAAGCGGATCTAGAAGATGGCATTGACGGGGAGGAATCATCCTTTGAAATCGTGGTGAAAAGGAAAGGTGATTCATCATGAGTACTGCACCTGCATTAAGAATTGAAAAAGAAGTCAATGATCACTTTGAGGATTTTCTTTTTGATTGGAACCAAAAGTTTCAACTGCTTGTTGGTGGTTATGGTTCCAGTAAAAGTTATCATGCAGCATTAAAGATCATCTTCAAGTTGTTACAAGAGAAGCGTACAGCATTAGTTGTTCGAGAAGTGTATGAAACCCATAAGGACAGTACTTTTGCATTATTCAGTGAGATTATAGAGGAAATGGGCTTGCTTGATGACTCTGGAAGGCGAAAGATAGCTAAGGGGAAGATAAGGCCTAAAGAAAGCCCCTATGAGTTACGCTTTTTCAACGGATCTAAAGTAATATTCAAAGGAATGGATAAGCCGGCCAAGCTAAAATCCATTCACAATGTATCACTTATTTGGCTGGAAGAGTGTTCTGAAATCAAGTACGAAGGCTTTAAAGAGTTGTTGGGACGATTACGACACCCAACATTAAAACTGCATATGATTCTATCTACTAACCCTGTTGGAGAAGACAACTGGGTTTTTCGTCATTTCTTCGTAGATAGACAAAACAAAGTCTACACCTTAGAGGATAAAGAACTTTATAAGAACCGAATCATGGTAATAGGTGATACATACTATCACCATTCGATGGCTGATGATAACTTATTCCTCCCTGATAGCTATATTGAGCAGCTAGAAGAAATGAAGCAATATGATCCTGATCTATATAGGATCGCGAGAAAAGGTCGCTTTGGTGTAAATGGTCAGCGTGTACTTCCTCAATTCCAAGTAAAAGATCATCGGGAAGTCATCAAAACTATTAACCTTATAAAGAAACCATTATTTCGTATAGGCATGGACTTCGGTTTTGTCGATTCGTACAATGCTGTTCTTCGATTGGCAGTAGATACAGAGAAACATTATCTATATATCTATTGGGAATATTACAAACGCGATATGACGGATGACTACACTGCTGTTGATCTGGATGACCTTCGCAAAAGTGGAGACCTCATTATTGCTGATTCATCTGAAGCAAAAACCATTCAATACTTTAGACAGCAAGGCTTCAATATGAAAGGTGCGTATAAGTATCCAGGTTCGAGACTGCAGAATACCAAGAAGGTCAAGAGATTTAAGAAAATCATTTGCTCCTCCAATTGTGAAAACACCATAAATGAATTAGAAGATCTTGTGTATGCCAAAGACAAGAATGGCAACATCATTGAGGATAAGTTTGGAATTGACCCTCACACATTCTCGGCTATTTGGTACGGATTAGACGGCTATGAAGTAGCTGACCTAAAAGAGGAAGCACAGAAACAGGCTAGACCATCAAGACAAAGATCAAAAGGAAGGAGGCGATAAGGTGTCAGAACAGACTGTGAAAGCAAGAGTATTAAAAGCTAATGTATCTTCAAATACTAAACAAATATATGAAGATGATTTCAAGAATCACTATGGTGATATCATAGAGCCTCCTTACAATTTGAAAGAATTGAAACTAGTAGGCGAGTACTCATCTATACTCCAGCAGTGTGTGGACGCTTATAAAACCAACATCATAGAGTTTGGCATCGGTCCTGATTACAACATCGACATTAATTCAGATGATGTATCAGAAGAGGATAAGAAAAAAGCTGGTGAAGAATGGACTCGTTTAGATGAGTTTATGAGATATCTGAATCTGGATGATTCACCAGAGAAAACTATCGGGGATATGATTGATGACCGTGAGAAGACAGGCAATGGGTACTTAGAAATCATTCGAGATGGTATTGGCAATCCAGTTGGTATTGAGTATGTAGACGCTCAGTATATGAGAGTTTGTAAAAAAACAGTACCTGAAGAAGTGGAATACACCATTTTTGAGAATGGCCAAGAAAAGAAAGTAAAGCGGAGGAAGAGATTCCGCAGATACGTTCAGATGATCGATGGTAAGAAGGTTTACTTCAAAGAATATGGCGATCCTAGAGTGATGAATTCGAAGGATGGGAAGTTTGATGACAATACTCCGGATAACTTGGTAGCTACTGAGATATACCATATGAAAATCGGCAGTGGTACTTATGGCAAGCCACGATGGGTTGGCAATCTTATCAGTTTATACGGTGCAAGAAAAGCTGAGGAATTGAACTTAACCTACTTTACTAATGGTCGACATATTCCTGCTGCTATAACAATCAGTAATGGTCAGTTGGATAAAGATTCATACGCCAATTTACAAGAATATATGAACGATCTAACAGGTACCGAAAATGCTCACAAATTTTTACTGTTGGAAGCTGAGGGGATTACTCAAGAAGACGGGATTGGCAATGAAAAGATCACTCCAGCGAAGGTAGAAATCAAATCATTGGCAGAAATTCTGCAGAAAGACGCATTGTTTCTTGAATATGACGAAAAAACAAGACAAAAGATTCGATCGTCATTTAGGCTGCCACCTTTATATACAGGTGAATCACAAGATTTCAGCAGAGCGACTGCAGATACAGCAAGAAGAGTAACGGAAGAACAAGTATTTAACCCAGAGCGGAGGGCGTTAGCAAGAACGTTAAACAGCCTATTCTTAGAGTCTTTGGGTTTTAAATTTGTCAAAATCACCGTAAAAAGTGCTGATTTAAGAGATCCAATTGAAATAGCAAGAGCCTTATACCCATTAATTACTGCTGGTGGTGTAACACCTAACGATGTCAGGCCTTTGTTATCTAAAATACTAGGTCAGAAAGTGGATATGTTTGATGAGGAATACAACATTCCACTTCAAGTATTGCTAAGGCGAAAAGAAGCTGCCGCAACCAATCCTATGGCTGATTTATTAGGCATTGAAAAATCTCATAATAAAGCGCCAAGAGGAGAAGAACTTATCAATCTATTAAAAGATATGCGAGACGTACTGGAAGGATTGCAGGAGCAATGATTAGCTTTGACAAGTTAGTTGAAAGCTTGAATAAGTTTATTGCCAAGGCAGAGGAAGCAGAAGGAAGCATTATCGATGAGATGGAGGACTTCCCTGGTCTCGAACTGTTACCAAAACTAATGGATGACTTTGAAACAGCGATTGCTAGGCTGCTTAGGGTGCAGAGGAAGCGATTTGTTGATGAGTTTAATGTCTTTATAGCTAAAGATAATAAAGACACGCTAGGGGCTTTCCTTGTGTATATGAAAGACAACCTTTTTGCGGAGGATGAGTTTGCAGAAGAGTTTGGAGAAGAAGCAGCTAGATTCCTAGAGTTGACCACTGAAGAACTATCAAAACGCATGATGGAATCAATTGATAGAGATGTTAGTTTTAATGTCTTATCCAAGCGTACTACTGATTGGATCAGCAACTGGTCAAGTGATCTTGGAAACATCATGAAATTGAATACTCATGAAGCGCTAGAAAAGGAATTGATAAATGCCATCGATAACGGTGAATCCATTGCTCAAGCAGAGTTGCGTATAAAAGATTTACCGCAATTCGATAGGAAGCGAGCCAAAACAACCGCGCAAACTGAGATTTTAACAGCTTCCAGCCAAGCGCATTATGAATCGTTTATGCAGAGTCCTGCTGTAACCGGTAAGAAATGGAAGCACTCCGGATCCAAGAACAACAATCCAAGAGTAAGTCATATGGCAATGGACGGGGTGGAGATACCTGTTGATGATAGATTCTATGTTGATGGAGAATTCGGTCTTTATCCAAGGGATCCTGATTTTTCGGCAAAGAATCGTGTTAACTGTAAATGTGTATTAGGTCCAGCTGTTGATGAAGATATACTAGGTTTGTCTAAAGAAGAGAAAGAACTGATAAGGCAAGAGGCACTGGATGAAATGAATTCAACTTCAGGTTCAGGTCTTGCCGCTGGTGGAAATAGAGATGATAATGAGAGTGAACCACTATCATTTGTCGAGAAAATTGAACCAGAAGACATACCAGAGGCTGTTCAGTTTTATGAGGATAATATTAGATATGAGCAAGTGGAGAATGCATTTATCATTCAATCTGATGGTGAGGTATACCATAAGAAAGGTGTTGCTGCGAATGTCAACTTTACTGATGATGAGTTAAAGCAAATGAAAGATGCCGTTGTTACACATAACCATCCTATCGAGGAAACACAATGGTCCTTCAGCAAAGAAGATTTTCAACTATTTGTTGAAACTGGTATGAGAGAACTAAGGGCAACAGATGAACAATTTACTTATTCTTTATCTGGGAAATCAAATACACCAGTTTCAAAATTAGTAGAAATATATCGTGAATCGGAATCTGAAGCTCTTGAACTAATTTTAGAGTCTGGTTATGATTTTGAAGAAATTGATTTTTATCGTCAACATGAAATAATGAAGATTGTAACTGACAAATTAGGGATAGATTACAGGAGGTGGAAGGTTGACTAAGTCTTTTGAAGAAGCTTGCAGTGAGTTAAAAGAAGAGACAATGGAAAGGCTTCGAGCGCTTGATGAGGAGAAACCACTTAAAAATACTCTTGATGGACCACAAACATTAAAACGACGAGAAATTCATCGTGAATTCGCTCGCAAACTGGTGGAATTAAGGAAAGAATACGGGAAGGAGTGAAACCTTTGGATTCTAGGACAAGAAAAGCACTTATGGAATGTAATACATTAGAAGAATTTAAGGCAATAGGAGGGAAGGTACCTTTATCCGAGTTTGACAGAGCGTTAGGAGATAGATTCACATATTTAATGGGTAAGGATGGATATAATGAGTTCAATGATCCCCGTCCCAAAGAAAAAATGCCTTTGGAAGGAGGTGAAAATTAATGCCGCGTGAATTGATCAATGCAAATATTACCCATGTATCCTATGTAGATAAAGGTGCCAATCAGAAGCAGTTCTTCTTCACCAAATCAGATGAGCAGCCGGACTTTCAAAAAGAGGTCAAGATATTCATCAGCAAAGATGATGAAGAGCAACAACTTGTGTATGGTATCGTGTATGAGCCGGATGTTGAAGACTCTCATGGCGATTTCATGAAAGCCGATGAAATTGAAAAAGCAGCGCATGGTTTTATGAAGGACGCTCGAAACATAGATAAGCAGCATAATTTCGAATCTGGGATGGGTGAAGTGGTAGAGTCGTACATTGCTCCTGCAGATTTTGAAATTGGTGAACAGTTCATCACAAAAGGATCATGGGTGCTAGTTACTAAGGCAAGTGATGAAATTTGGGAATCCATAAAGAAGGGCGATATCACCGGTTACAGTATGGCCGGTAAAGCAGAGACCTTTGAAAAACAAAATAGCAATAAGAGTGAAAAGCCTGTTTCTAAGTCTGAGGACGAGGAATACAAAGGCTTTTTTAATTTGCTCAAAAACTTCTTTGTTAAAGGAGAAGTCCGTGACCGTTACGAGGATAATCAAAAACGTCGTAATGTTTGGGCTGCATGGGATGGGTTGGAAAGTGTTTATTATGAGGCTATCTGGGACAATCGTACTGTTGATGTTGCTGATTTTGACAAATTGGAGTCTGCAGCAAGTGATTTTCTTGAATTAGTCCAAGATATCAGAGAGAGCGGTGACATCCAAAAATCATTGGAAGGCAAGCCGGAAACTATCGGAAAGGGTGAGAAAGAGATGAAAAAAGAAGACATTGAAAAGTTGCTAGATGACAAATTAAGCCCAATCACTAAACGATTGGATGAGATTGAGAAAGAGGATCAGCCAGAAGAACCAGCACCAGATGAGGATAAAGATGGTGTATTGAAGGAGTTTGCATCCATCTTGGATGAGAAGCTGAATCCTATCAATGACCGTTTGGAAACTGTAGAAAAGGCTAGGGGTGTTTCTAAGCAAGCTGATCCGGATGAAGAATCCGAGCAAGCAGAAGTTAAAAAACACTATTTACAAGGTCTCCTGTAAAAGCAGGATACAAAAAGGAGGAAAACGAACATGCCAACTAATCAACAAATTATGAAAACCACCACAACCGGTGACATTACTTCCGGATTACTTAATCCGGAACAAGCACAGAAATTCATTCAACAGACTTTTGAAGCAACTGCTCTTGGGGGTCTGATTCGAAAAGAAGTGAAAAGGGCTAAGACAGGTGAAATCGATAAGATTGGTATCGATTCTCGTATTCTAAGAAAGAAAACAGAGAATACGGATGATGGCTATCGCGCAAAGCCTAAGTTCGATCGAATTGAATATGCTACAACAGCTGTTCGTTTACCATGGGAGATCACTGAAGAGTCCTTCCGCGAGAATATAGAGGGTCAAAGCTTCGAGGATATTGTAACTAATCTAATGACAACCCAACTAGGTATTGATTTAGAAGATTTATATATCAATGGAGATGAAGCTACTCCTGAAAGTGATGCGGATTATGACTTCTTGAAGATCAATAATGGTTGGTTGCAGCAGTTAGAAACAGGTTCTCATATTGTAGATCGTGCGCCTATTAATAATGGCGATCTATCATTAGATGTCTTTTACAAAGCATTGGAAGACATGCCAAATAAATATAACAACGGTACCCTAAAGTGGTTAGTCGCCCCATCACTTAAACAAAGATGGGAGCAGTATTTACTTAACCAAAGCATTAGTAATGGTGGCGGTCTTTCTGAGTCTGTCATGCGTGCCCCGGCTGGTATCGAATTTGTACCAGTTCCACGTATGCCAGCAGGAGAAATCATTTTGACTAACCCTAAGAACTTAACTGTTGTTAATACGTATGATGTGAAAATCCGAAAAACAACAGAGGGTAAATCTGCTATCATGCAAGACAAACGCTTCTATGTAGTACATTTAGATTTTGATCCAATCATCGAAGAAAAGGATGCCGTTGTTAAAGTGAAAGGATTGTTCCAACAAGCCGATAATGGCGGTGGTACTGGTGACTAAACTGAAGCTTAAGAATGCATTATCCTATAGAGGTATTGTATCTGCAACAGCAAAGAATCCTTTTGTAACTGTAAAGGATGAGAAACTTGCTAAAGCAGCAGTTGAAACTGGATATTTCGAGATCGTGGAGCAGGAACAACAGCATGATCAAGAGGCACCAAATGATAACAACCAAAATAAGGCTTACACAAAGTCTTACTTAAAGAAATTGAATAAGGACCAGCAAGAAAAAATCATTGCTGAACTTAGTGGTGATCCATCCGATACTGGCAATGAGGAAGAACGTATTGCACTCATTTTAGAGTTGCAAAACGATACCATGTTGCAATTACAAGGAGACTGATTGGCATGGCCATCACACCAGAGGATTTAAGGAATTATACAACATTTGAGTCTGTTAAAAAACGCCCTGATGCCCAATTAGAAATGGATATCCTTGAAGCCGAAATCTACATTAATAACAAAATCGAAAAGCCACTTGATGAATATGATGAGCTACCTCCTGAGTTAAAATTAGCTTGGTTGAAGGTAGCTCAATTTTATGCGCTTATTAATGGTGATGAGTCTATGGCTAAAGGCTATAAGTCTGAGAGAATAGGGGATTATTCGTATACCTTGTCTGATGGCAGCAGCCTAACCATGCCTGATATTTCATCCTTGCTAGAAGATTTTCTTCCAGATGGGGGAAACAATGGCTTTTTTATGAGGATTAGGCCGTTATGAGTTATGAAAGCTTATTAACTGATACGTGTAACATCTATCATTTGAAGTCTAGGGCGTCAGGTGGTGAATGGGGCATTCCATCTGATGATAGGCAACAGGATCATTATTATGCTGATGATCCTGATGTGTCTGATCAGGCATGTTACTTTGTCGAAAAGTCTCAAAGTATTACTCAGGGTGATCCTAACAACGAGATTTTTCAAACTTATCATGTTCACTTTCCTATTGAGGCGGATATTCGTCTTAATGACAAGGTTGTTTGGGATGGGATTATTTTGAAGGCACAGAAGCCTCGAAAGATAAAGGATCATCACATTGAAGTTAACCTTGCGAGGAGGAAAAACCTGTGAAAGGTGAAATGAACTTTGACCTAGAAATCGAGGGATTGGATGAGTTTATAAGTGCATTGAAAAAAATTGAAAAAGGTGGATTTGCTGAACAAATAGGTCTTTGGCTTGAAGCTGTAGGAATTGATTTTTTAGACATTGTACAGGATGAAATTATCCGAACTAAAACAGTAGATACAAGGTGGCTGCTTAACTCATTCCAACGAAGTGGAGCAGCTAATATTTGGTCTATTAACAAGAATGGGTTAACTCTTGAAGTAGGAACAAATTTAAACTATGCTTCTTTTGTTAACGATGGACATTTCACAATAGATCCTTCTAAAGGTTTGGATCGGCGTTGGGTGCCAGGTCATTGGGTAGGAGATCGTTTTGTTTATATGCCTGGTTCAAAAACTGGAATGCTCCTTAAATTCACTTGGATTGATGGTACAGGCTACTGGGATAATGCACTTGCAATACTTGAAAAAACCTTTGAGAAAAGTCTTGACCGGCTACTTCAAAAGTGGCTTGATTCTAATTTTTAAGGTGGTGGTCAATTGAATCAAGAAATCGGATCCATCATGGCATATCTGTATAAGTTGTTCCCGGTGCAGGTATACGATTTAAAGCTGCCGGAAGATTTCAAGGTACCATCAATGTATTTTCCTGTTCCAACATCCTTTAGCAGCAATGACACAAATCAAACGTATCTTAAAAGTTACACTTTAAACATCAAGGTGTTCCATCACGATACAAAACAAGCGTATTACAAGGCTGAGGAACTTGCTGACGCGATTACAAGTAATCGAGAAGCAATACCTATGGTGGAAGTAGGAGGCGCGGTCACCGGCGACTATGTTCGATTTAACAGGGTTGAAACTAGAGATGGAGATAATGGTGTGGCTATGCTTATCCTTAATTGGGATAGTCGTTACTATTATCACCGAGATGAGGTACCAGCAATTGAATATGTTGATATTACAAGTGGGGTGAAATAATTGAGCAATGAAAAAGCGAATAAAAAGGTTGCGGAATCTGGCAAAACAACTGTTTCCACAGCTAAGACCATTAAAAAGGAAACAGAGTTTCCCTTGTATGAGTTAAGAGAGCACAGTCGAGAACTTTTTGGTGTGAAACCAGAAGTCTTTGACGGTGCTTTTTTGAATTATAAAAATGGGCAAGCGACTAAGAAACAAGCTGAAAACCTTGTTAAGTCCTTTCTCAATAAGGAGGTAAAGTAGTATGAATGGCGGAACATTTACACCTGGCGTTGAAAAAATTCGTCCAGGTATTTATTTTAATTTCCAAGTGAGAGCCAATGATAGGATCAATACAGGAGATCGTGGTAGAGCAGCACTTCCCCTTGTATTGGGGTGGGGAAAACCAAAAGAAATGATTGAAATTAATGGCGAAAATGACGCAAGGAATCGGTTGGGAGTAGATATATCTGATCCTACCATGTCCTTACTTAGAGAGGCCAAGAAAAAAAGTGCTACAGTACTTGTTTATCGAATCAATGAAGGAGAGAAGGCTACTGCAAATTTGGGAGAAACTCAAACTGTGACAGCTGCTTATGGTGGTATAAAAGGAAACGATATTCATATCGTGGTCAGTTCAAATGTTCTTGATGACACAAAGAAAGATGTAAAAACATTCTTTGGGCTTCGAGAAGTAGATAAGCAGATAGTTTCCACATTTGAAGAATTGCAACCCAACGATTTTGTTGAATTCGAGGGTTCTGGTGAATTAGAAGACACAGCTGGTGTTAATCTTTCTGGTGGTTCAAATGGAACTACTACAAGTGAGGATTATATTGATTTCATCGGAGCAGCAGAGTCAGAGTATTTTGATACTATTGGCTTACCTGTAGATGATGAAGCATTGAAAACTACTTTTGTTTCTTTTATTCGACGTTTACGTGATGAACAAGGAATAAAGGTACAAGGTGTTTTACCTGAATATCAAGGCAACTATGAAGGGATCATCAATGTAACCAATGCTGTAGTATTAATTGACCGCGAATTGACCATTCCGGAAACTGTAGCATGGGTTACTGGGGCTAGTGCTGGTGCCACATTACAGCAATCTCTTACTTCCATGCAATACGAGGGTGCAATTGATGTCAAGCCAAGATTTGATAATGATGACATTGAACGACGTCTTCAAAGAGGAGAGTTCTTGTTTACCTATGACGCTCGTGATAAGAGCGTTGCTGTTGAGCAGGATATCAACTCTATTACTGGGACTAGCAAGTTGAGGAAAAATAAAATTGTCCGTATTTTAGATGCGATTAACAATGATGTTACACGCAGCTTAAAAGAATCGATTAAGAATCGCAAGAACACAGGTCAAGATATTCCGGCAAATGCTGATGGTATTCAAATTGTTCAGACGGCTATTTCGGTGTACTTGAATGAACTTCAAGAAAATAGCATTATTCAAAATTTTGATTCGAGCGAAGATATTGCTATTGAATTGACCAATGCAGGCGATGGCATAGAGGCAAATGTTGGAGTGCAGCCAGTTGACAGCGCTGAAAAATTTTATTTCAACGTAACCGTAGAGTAAGAAATCAATTAAAGGGATCCTTAGGGGTCTCTTTTTTAATTCAAAAAGGAGTGAGTATACATGGTATTGCGTTCTAGAGATGTGATAAGCGGAAAAGAAGGACGTTTATTCCTCGATGGTGAAGAGATGGCTCATATCAAATCATTCGAGGCCACTGTTGAAAAGAATAAAGAAGAAGTACCGATTATGGGGCGTCGTATGATGGGTCATAAAACAAATGGTGCTTCCGGATCCGGAACGATGACTTTCCATAAGGTGACTTCACAGTTTGTAAAAATCATGATCAACTATGTGAAAACAGGGATTGATCCATATTTCACCGTACAGTCTGTACTTGATGATAAAACATCTGGAAGGGGCACGGAGAGGGTTACTCTCTATGAGGTAAACTTTGATAGTGCTAAGGTAGCCGGATTAGACGTTGAGTCAGCTGCACTAGAGGAAGAAGTTCCATTTACCTTTGAAGATGTTGATTTACCTGAAGAATTACTATCTACATTCAACTAATAATTACCAAAGAGCGACTAACCTCGCTCTTTTCCCAATTTATTGAAAATAGAGGAGAGATTTAAATGATTGAAAACCATGATAACACATTTGAAAATCAAGAAGAAAGTACAACTGTAGTGAACGATATTTCCTTTTTTATGCCTGGTAAGGCTGAAGAATCAGAAGAAATAAAGGCGCCTATTTCTAAACGCTATAAAGATAAGCAAGGAAAGATTATTCCATTCGTATTTAAACCAATTACTACTGAACGTGTTGATGAATTAGAGAAACAAAGCATGAAGATGGTGAAACAAAAAGGACGACATATTGGTCAAGAGTTGGATCATGCACGTTTTATGGCTAGAATTGCAGTGGAATCTACAGTGTTTCCTGATTTCAAATCTAAGGAACTTCGTCAGGCCTATAAAACAGAGGATCCGATTGAAGTAGCCAAAAAAGTATTAAATGTTGCTGGAGAATTTAACGGATGGTTATCCAAGGCATCAGAAGTAAACGGTTTTGATGAAACACCTGACGATCTGGAAGAACTAGCAAAAAACTTATAAAAGAAGGGAATAAAGACGCGGTTTATCTGCATTATGCATTTCACGAACTGCATTATTCTCCTTCTCAATTGCTCGAACTGTATGAAGCACCTAGGTTCTTCAAAGCGTTCCTATATGGTTCTATAGAATTTTTATTAGAAGAACGAGCCAAAGAATCAAAGAAAAATAATACATAGAAAGGAGGCAAATCATTGGCAAAACTAACCGCAAGATTCGACATGGTGGATAGAATTTCTAAAAAAATGCGTGCTATGCGTGGTGAATTTGAGTTTATCCAAAAGCGTAAGAGAGCCTTGGAAAAACCAATGGTCTTTGAAGTAAGAGATCGAGCAACTAAGCAGATGAAAAGTATACGAAAAACTGCTGAGAAGCTTACATCTCAGCGGACAATTACACTATCTGCTGTAGATAAAATCACTAAGCCTACAGAAAATATCAAGAAATATCTAGAGCGAAGGTTTCCGAAGTCTCATACTCTATTAATGCAAGTGAAAGATAATGTTACCAGAGATATGAGGAATATCAATAATTTCATTAAACGTCGCATGCCTAGAGCACATGAAATTATGGTGCAGGCTCGTGATCGATCGAGGACAGTTCTTGATAGAATTCGAAATTACCTAGGCAAAAATATACTAGGCGTGCACATGCTTGAAGTGGTAGTCCGTGATAAAGCTATGCCCACACTACACAAGATTGCGAATTACACCAAACGCCAGCTTGCAAAAGGATATAATTTCTCTGTTAAAGCCATTGATATTGCAACCAAGACGGTTGGTCGTATCGCTTCTTATGCAGATCGAACTTTGCCTCGAATACGGAGTTTCACCATTCAGGCCTTTGATAGTGCGTCTAGGGTGATCGGATCTGTTAAACGTGCTTTATTTTCTATACCAACTATGATCACAGTGACTTTAGCTGCAGTTGGAATTGGTAGTTTAGGGAAAGCAACTGTGGGAAGGGCTATAGATTATGAAAACTATGGTGTAGCAATGAGACACTGGTTAGGTGGAGATGAAAAAGAAGCAGAAAAACTAGTTAGTTGGATGAGGGATTTTGCAGATAAAACTCCATTTTCTAGTCCGGATTTATTTCCTGCATTGTCTAGGGGTATTGGTATATCAGATGGTGATGTCCAACTTGCTAAAGATTATTTAACTTTGGCTAGTGATATGGCTTCTTTATCTGGAGGGAAAAAAACTGTATCGGATGCCATGGAAGCTATAGGTAATGCGAAAATGGGCGAATTTACTATGCTTCAAGGTTATAATGTCCCAATGAGTAAGGAGAAATTTGATTTATTAGGCGGCATGTCTGGATTATATGATTACCTTTATGAAGGAGGAGAAGATGGTTTTATAGGATTTAAAGGTGGAGCTGAAGATTTTTCCGAATCATCCTATGGTTTAATAAGTACTATTAGAGGTTATATATCAGGTCTGTTTGCAGAAGCAGGAGATGGAATATTAGAATCACTGAAGCCAAGACTTAAAACAATAAAGGATTGGTTAGATAACAACGGGGAAACATGGGGTAAATGGAAGGATACTATACAAAAGGCTGGTGAACAAGGTGCTGAATGGATACTAACCAAGCTAGAAAATTCCTTTTCATATATTCGCGACAATTACCTTGAAAATGATGATTTTAAAAAGCTTGATTTTGAAGGAAAAGTCAAATTTATCATGGATGATCTGGGTCAATGGTGGGACGACAAAGCACAACCGTGGCTTGTAGATGTTGCGAAAGATGTTGGTAGGGCGGTTTATGATGGTGTTGTATGGGGAATAAAAGAGGGTTTTAAGAGTGTTGGTAATATGTGGAGTGATTTTTTTGAAGAACCCTCTGTAGATAATTTTATTGGTGCTGGTATGGGTACCTTAATTGCAGGGTCAATTGCTTCTTTTGCCCTTGGTCCATTAATTGCTGGTGTTAAAGGGATAATAGGGACAATAAAAGGTGTTTATGGAGCAGGTAAAAAAATTGGAGGATGGTTCGGAAAAGGGAAAGCACCTGGTCCAACAACCGTTCCAGTTGGCTCAGTCCCCAAAACTTCTACACCTAAAACATCAACTCCTAAACAACCAAATGGCAAGCCTGTTTATACGCAGCCTTGGTTTAATAAGGGTGATAAAGCTACTACCAATATGCCTAATGAGTTTAAAAAGGCAAATAAAGGCTTGTCTAGATTTAGCAAGTACCTTGGTAAATTAAAGCTTCCTGTTCTAGGTACTGCGCTTGGAGCTGTGTCCTTATTTAGCGCTGATAAGGGAGAAATGCCAGGTATTTTAGGTGGAATGGGTGGAGGAATAGCCGGCTCATCTATAGGAGCTGGAATAGGTACAGCTATTTTCCCTGGTATTGGAACAATCATTGGCGGATTAATAGGCGGTGTAGCTGGATCATTCGGTGGTGAAGCACTGACCAACTGGTTTGTTGATAACTTTGAATCCATTAAACTCAAAGCAGGAGAATACGCCTTAAAAATTGGGAGTGCCTTTATAGGCTTTAAAGAAACTGTATCTGAGACTCTATTTAATGGTCAATGGTGGTCTGAGAAATGGAACAGTGTTAAAGAAAGAACAGAAGGCACTATGTTTGATGGCAGCTGGTGGTCAGAAAAATGGGATAAAACAAAAGGTTGGGCGGCTGAAAAATGGAGCAATGTCACTGATTTATGGGATAAAGCAAAAGAAAATATAGCCAGTACATTGTTCAGTGGGGACTGGTGGCTAGAAAAATGGAATAGTATCAAAGACTTTGCCACATCTACTTTTTTAAGTGCGTCATGGTGGGCTGAACAATCTGGTTATGTATATGGTTACCTTGAAAGCACCATTTTCAGTGGAGACTGGTGGACTCAAAAATGGGAAGGCATTAAGGAACTAACTGCAGGTACCATATTTGATGGTGCTTGGTGGTTGGAAAAGTGGGAAAGTGTCAAAGGTTGGGCAAGAGAAAAATGGGAGTCAGCAGTCGAAATATGGGACTCAGTAGTAGAAAAAATCAGTAATACGATCTTTAGTTCAGAATGGTGGCTTGGCCATTGGGAGTCAGTGAAAGGATGGGCGCAAGCCAAGTGGGATTCTGCAGTTGAGGTCTGGGAGTCCATAAAAACTAAGTTTGCTGAAACAGTGTTTAGCAGTGAATGGTGGCTCGGTCATTGGGACAATGTCAAAGGTTGGGCACAACAAAAATGGAATTCAGCCCAAGAAGTATGGGACTCAATAGCTACTAAAATTAATGAGACAGTATTTAATAGCGACTGGTGGCTAGGGCACTGGGAATCTGTTAAGGGCTGGGCGCAGAGTAAATGGGACTCAGCTCAGGAAATTTGGGATTCTATTTCTACCAGAATCAATGACACTGTTTTTAACGGTGACTGGTGGAAAGGCCATTGGGATTCGGTTACAGGCTGGGCACAAGATAAGTGGGATGGAGCAGTTGAAATATGGGAATCTGTCAAAACAGCAATTGGTGATACTTTATTTAGTAAAGACTGGTGGACTAGCAAGTGGGAAGATGTAGTTGGTTGGGCACAAGGTATTTTAGGTGGAATCGGCGATTGGGTTGGCGAGCTTATCGGTGATGTAAAAGAAAGCTTCTCTACAGGGCGAGAAAAAGGTCGAGAAGCTGCCGGCAACTCTAGTTCAAGTTCAAATGTAATTGCTGGCTATGGTGTAGGTTCTGCTTATGCTTATGCCAATGGAGGAATGATCAACCGTCCTCATCTTGGATTAGTTGGTGAAGCAGGACCAGAAATGATTATCCCTCTATCTGAAAATCGCAGAAATCGAGCAATGGATTTATACAATCAAACCGGTCAAATGTTAGGTGTTCGACCTTATGCGAATGGCGGTCAAGTTGGTGGATCTGTCAAAATACCGAAACCTCAACCAATCTCTGCTGCAGTAAACGTTGGCTCTCTAGCAGTGCAGAGTGTTGACAAAGAAGCCAAATTGTACGGTCAAGCCTTCACAGGTGCGGTTGCCAAAGGTATTAATAGCAATGTGATATCTATGAGCAACTGGAAGAAAAACAACATTGAAAATCCTATGCAAGGCGTTGTCCAAGAAGCTGTCGGTTTCGGTTCTAGTACCGTTACCTCTTTTTCACGTGGTCAAAATGCTACACCTACCAATACCACTGGTTATTTAGACAAACAGGTTAAACACCCATTTAGAGTAATTGAAGGAGGCGCCTCAGCCCACGGATCCGGTACTATATCTAAGTTCAGAACTGGTCAGAATGCGACGTCAACAAATACTAATGCTCATTTAGATAATCAAGTTAAAGCACCATTCACAGTAATTCAAGGATCTGCTCCGCAATGGGGTGCCAAAACAGTAACTGGTTTCCGTTCGGGGCAAAATGCTACACAGACTGGTACAAGACCATACCTTATATCTAATGTTCATACTCCATTTGAGGAGACCAAAGCCAAGGGATCCGGATGGGGTTCTGGTGCTATATCCCAATTTGTTGCTGGTATGCGGTCAGAAGCTTCTAAAGTCCAAGAGGCTGCTAAATATTTAGCTGAACAAGTAGAAAAGACATTCAAAGCAGAGTTGGGTATTAATTCTCCGTCCCGTGTCATGGAGAAAGATGGTATGTGGACTGCTCTTGGAATTATCAAAGGTTTGGGATCAGTTGATATCAAGGGGTTTGCTGAGAAGCAAGCAGGATCTCTTGCAGCTGCGTTTTCAGGAATGGGTGCTATTGGTGGAAATATCAGTGAATGGATTCGAGCTGCGATGATGATTACGGGTGTGCCGTCATCTTGGTTGGGACCGTTATCTGTTATTGCTCAAAAAGAATCTGGCGGTAATCCGTTAGCACAAAACAACTGGGATATCAATGCTAAACGCGGGATTCCGAGTAAAGGATTAATGCAGACAATAGGTCCGACGTTCAATGCTTATAAAGGCAAAGGTATGAATGATATCTTTAATCCGATTCACAACGCTGTGGCAGCTATCAACTATATTAAATCTCGCTATGGCAATGTGTTTAATGTACCAGGTATTAAATCTATGGCTGCAGGTGGTGCTTACCGTGGTTACTGGACAGGAACTAATGGTCCACTTCGAAGCGCCCAAACAGCGTGGGTTGGTGAACGTGGTCCAGAACTTCTTCATTTACCAAGAGGTTCTGAAGTTCTTTCTAACCGTGAAAGCAAGAGGGTCTCATCTGATCATGTTTCGGCTGCAACAGGTGTCTCAAAACGAAGTTCATCTGGTGGAGGAAAAGGTACTGTTGTTGTTAACTTCAATGGTGACAATTATTTCTACAATGATGAGGATGAAGCTGGATTTGTTGGCAAGGTTAAGAGCGCTGTTGAACAGATTGTGGAAGATGAATACAACGAGGGAGGGGAGATGGTAGTCGATGACTAAAAGTGTTTATGAAATATGGTTATCAACAGCCGATAACAAGGAAAGACTGCGACTGCCAGTCCTTCCTTCATCGGTTGGTTTATCTATAGGGAACAAAAATGAATCAATTGATATATCTAACTTAGGTGAGGTCACTGTTATTCAGGAGCCCTCACCTAAGACTGTTCAATTTTCTTCATTTTTTCCTGCAAAAAGTACTCCATTAGTGGAATATAGCAGTTTTCCTAAACCATGGGACGCTATTCAAAGAATTGAAAAATGGCAGAAGTCTAAGAAGCCATTAAGGCTAGTGGTGACAAAAACGAAAATCAACATACCGGTTTCGATTGATAGCTTTAATTACCAAGAAGAAGGCGGAGCAGTTGGTGATATCTCCTATGATTTATCACTGAAAGAATTTAAGTTTGTCTCTGTACGCAAAATCAAAGTAAAGGTACCGAAAAAGCCCAAACGGCCAAATCCTAAACCAAAACCGAGGACTCATACAGTTAAATCTGGTGATACTCTATGGGACTTAGCAAGGAAATATTACGGAAACAGCTTGGAATGGCGAAAAATATGGAATGCCAATAAGGCTATGATGGTGAAGCGAGACAAAAGGAATTTGAAGCAACCAGGCCACTGGATCTATCCCGGCCAACGCTTAGTTATCAAATAGATAGTGAGGTGATTCAAACGATCGAATTATTTCTTGTCAAAACCGGTGAAATGGTCGAAATCCCTACTGAATCTATCACATGGAGTGGACAGCGATACAAGGCAGCTAGAAAGATCAATGCCAATATCCTTTATACAGACAAGGGCGGATTGCAATTCACGAAAATGGAGGAAGGTAATACTGTCCTTTTTAAATGGAAAGGAAAAGAATTGTTCCGTGGTACCGTGTTCAGTAAGAGCAAGACAAAGGGTGGACTACTAAGCCTTGTCGCCTATGACATGCTGCAGTATCTTCTTGTTAATAAAGATGTCTATGTGTTCAATAAGCGACGTGCTGATCAAATCATTACTCGTATCTGCCGTGATTTTCAAATTCCTTATACGTCAATTACCAATACTGGTACTGTATTAAATGAGATTCACGTAAATGAAACGACATTATACGATATGGTCCTAAGTGCAATAATAAACACAGAGAAGCAAAGTGGTGTAAGGTACAACCTATACTCCGAAAAAGGAAAACTACGGCTTGATGAACAAAAGGTATCCAGTGATCAATGGGTTCTTGAAACAGGTGTCAATTTAATTGATTACAATTACTCCACATCGATCGAAGAGACGGCAACGCAAGTCAAATTGGTTAGTGGTGACGAGAACAATCCAATATCTGTTACTGTAACTGATAGTTCTGGCCAGAAACAATTTGGCGTGCTGCAGTACTTCGAAAAAGTAACAGACAATTTAAATCGTGCACAGCTAAATAGCAGAGCCAACAGTCTTCTTAATAAAAAGAAGGGCATCCAAAAGGAATTAGATGTGACGGCATTGGGGATTCCCGAAATAATCAGTGGGAAACCGATCTATGTCATAGAAAATGAAATAGGTGTTAAGGGTACCCGATATGTGGATGAGGATACTCATACTTTTAAAGGGGATCATCATGAAATGCAATTGAAATTGATTAGTCGAAATACAAGGGCGGTGTTGTGATGGCTAGTTTAGGTCAAATGTTTAAGAGAATGGCAACAGATGCAGTAAGCGCTGGGAATCCATTGCAATTAGTAGAAGGTGTGATTCAATCCACTTCCCCTATTACCTTAAAGTTAAAGCAAAATGATAAGCTGATTATTCCAAGTGATTTTATCCTTGTGGCACAACACTTAATGAGTCATACAAGAACAGCCACAATCTCAGCTAGCAGCGTTGGTGAAACAATGACTGAGGCTGGAGATCCGGAACATACGCATAACATTCAATCGATCACATTGAATAATGCTCAAATTCAATTTGCAAGTGCACTACAAACAGGTGATAAAGTAATGGTTGCTGTCATTCAAGGCGGGCAATCATTTTTTATTATCGATAAATTTTAGATGGTGAGGTGAGATAATGCTATCACCAGAAATTGAGATAGAAGATTTTGATAATGACGAATTGGAAGAAGAGACATCCAGAACGTATCGTATTGACTTTGAGAAGGGTGTTGTCACGAACGAGATAATAACCGGCATTGAAGCGATACGCCAGTTTATCTATATGGCTTTAAACACACCAAGATTCGCTCATTCTATTTACTCTGATGAGACTGGTTCTGAACTGGTAGAGTTGTTATCCGATAAAGAGGTGTCACCGGATTTTATTGAAATGGAGATTCCAAGATTAGTTGAAGAGGCTCTTATATATGATGAACGCATTGATAGTGTCTCTGATTTTGAATTAAATCGAGTGGACGATGAGCTGCATATTAAGTTCACGGTAACCTCCATTGAAGGAGAATTGGGTATAGAGGAGGTGCTTTAATTTGGAGGAAGAACAAAGCTATGAGGCTATATTGGAACGTATGCTTGAAAGAGTACCTGCAGACATCGATAAACGTGAGAACAGTGTGATATGGAATGCACTTGCTCCTGCAGCTGCTGAGTTAGCCATGAGTTATATCTGGATGAACCAGATACCAACATTAGCATTTGCAGATACTTCAGAAGGTGAATACTTGGAACGTCGCACAGCTGAGTTCGGTACCAACCGAAAAAGAGCAACTGCAGCTGTAAGGCGTGGCTTATTTTATGGAGAAAATGAAACAGCATTCGACATCCCTATTGGGAGTCGTTTTTTTATAGATGATCTCCATTACATGGCCACTGAAAGGCTGTCAGCTGGTCAATATTCCTTGACGTGTGAGGAGTTGGGTACCCAAGGAAACAATCCGAATGGTGCGCTTTTATCTCTAAATACAATACCTGGACTAGAACAAGCCATCATGACAGATATTATTGCAGCTGGTGAAGAGGAAGAATCGGATGAATCTCTTAGATCACGACATTATCAAATGGTTAATGAACCTGCATTCGGTGGGAATATATCCGATTACCGCCATAAAATCAATGCTATTACTGGTGTTGGTGGAACTAAAGTATTTCCGACTTGGAATGGTGGAGGTTCTGTTAAATGTGTGTTTATTGGCGCGAATTTTCTGAAGCCAGATAACGCCCTAGTGTCATCTATCCAAGATGAAATAGATCCGGAAGTAAATCAAGGGCAAGGTCTTGGAGTAGCTCCAATTGGCCATGTCGTGACAATTGAAGGGGTAGAAGAAACGCCTATCGAGATTGAAACGTCACTGACATTAGAAAGTGGTGTGTCGATTCGAAGTGTCGAAGACAACATCAAGGAAATTTGTGAGAATTACATGCATGATCTGCGACAAATGTGGGAAAATGAGCCGAATTTAGTAGTCAGGACAAGTCAAATCGAAGCCCGAATACTAAATGTATCAGGAGTGCTGGATGTTGCTGACACGCTTTTAAATGGGCAAGGAGCTAACGTTGAGATTGGCTCTGTAAATATCCCAATGCTTGAAGGAGTGGTCTTGAATGAATCGACTTCTTGAAAGACTACCTGATTTACTTCATAATCTCCGTGAAATTAAAGATTTAACAGAAACAGAAGTTGAAGAGTTCGACCGATTAGCCCAGAGTATCGATCAAACACTTGATGATCAATTCATCGAAACTGCAACACTCAAGGCTATTGAACGTCGAGAGCATATGCTTAATATCATTGCTGATCCATCAACTGAGACATTAGAAAACAGGCGAATCAGAATACTCAATCGATACCAGACGAAGCCACCATTTACTGTTCGTTATTTGCAGCAGCAGCTAGATATGCTGTTGGGTGTGGCCAGATCCAATGTAACTGTGAATCCAGAGGCTTATATCTTAACTGTAACCACCAGTATAGATGACGCTTTTCTATTTCGAGAGATGGAGTACACAATCAATACTGTTAAGCCTGCCAATATGCTTTATCAGCAAGAAACATCCATAATGGAGCGCATAGTGATAAGAGAATCAGCCAAAAAACAGGTACTGACTCGTAATACAAAGCTAGGTACGACATGGAAGCTTGGACGAACACCATGGGCTGATAGAGGGGAAGAGGTGGTCATTTTTGATTAGAGAATCATTTATAAATGACGTGGCAGCATACATTGAGCAGCGAATATCGGCTGTAAGGTTAAATAACTCCCATATTATCAATCAATTTGTTGTGAAAGAAGTGCAGGGTTGTTGTGTAGCTATGGAAATAATGGTGCCACATGGCATTGTCAGTACTATAAATGTTATTGATTTATTAGATGAAAACCTTGAAGTAATAAGTACAAATGATGTGGTTGTTCCAATCACTGCAGACACGGTCATCCTACAATCATTTGAAGTAAGGGAGGGATAATGTTGACTTTCGATAAGAAAACATGGAATTTTGATGACACCCCTACTGAAGAAGATGCGAATCGTTGGGAAGAAGGAATTAACGAGGCTCTTAAATCCATAGTACCAAAACATGTAACAGGTGATTGGAATGATATAACTGAAGACGGCATTTACCATGGGGAAGCTACCATGTTAAATGCTCCTATTTATGTATATGGTCCTGACTCTTATAAATCTAGTGCTGCGAAGGTCTTTGTTAATACTAATCTTAGTATTCAAGGTACTGTCTGTGTCCAACTAGCTGTGGTAACAACGTTAACCGGAAGAGTTCATGAAATGCTACAAGTACGATATTTGTTATTAGATGGTACGTGGAGTGCCTGGGAGGGTTTTTTAGGTCGCAATGAGTTTGTTCATTTTATAAATAGACAGGATAATCCGCACGGTGTTACAAAAGAGCAAATTGCGGGGCTGAACCATAAAATTGTAGAAATAGGTGAAAATACAACAGTTAATGAATCTACAAATCCAAATAATCAAGGTGCTATAGTTATAGGAAGGAACGCTCATGTCACTATGAATTCTATATCTATAGGTCGTAACTCAACCACAAATAATTACAATTCAGTAGCTATTGGATATGATTCAGAAGGAAATGGAACTTATTCAACGTCATTGGGTTATTACTCAGTCGCATCAGGTTCAGGTACAGCATTAGGAAGAAGCGCCAAAGCAATAGGTTCAACTTCTGTTGCTTTAGGAGGTTATTCAATAGCTGACGGGACTGGTTCAGTTGCAATAGGTAGAGGTTCACATGTAATAAATTCAGGTGAAGGAGTTTTGGGTGTATCAAATACTGGTGCAACACCAGGAGTATGGACAGTCCCTGGCTCCTTTTCGGTTGGTGGTAGCAAAAACTTTGAAATACCACACCCTAAACCTGAAAAATCAGCTACGCATAGAATTAGGCATGGGGCAGTTGAATCCCCAACTGCAGGCGATACACTATATCGTTACACCGTCAAGGCAACAGATGACAATGACGTTCAATACATCGACCTACCAGATTATTTTATTTATTTGAATAAAGATGTGCAGATATTCGTCACTCCACAAGGGCATTTTAGTAATGGATATGGCGTACTTAACAGAGAAACAGAGCAACTAGAAATACATTGTCAATCACCAGGAGAATACAATGTAATTGTCATTGGCACAAGAAACGACTATCACCAATCTATCCAAGAATGGGATATACGAGGTGTTGAGCGTGAGATTGGCGAATCATGGGCTGGTGAGACTTATGCTTTTTCTGTAGATGAAATTGTGGAAGTGGAAGAAATTAAGGAGGCGGAATAGATGGAAGTCATTATCAAATCAAGCAATATACAGTTCAAAAACCCACAGATTGGGCAGCCTACTCGAGCAGTAGCTGACCATTACAATGGCCGTAGAATCACCGCACTAGTTGATGGAGAGGAGCAATTATATCGCTTTAAAAAGGATGAATTAGCTTTTGAGGTGGACGAAGATGACATGATTGAGGCGATTGAGCAGCGAGAGAGGGAATCACAGGAGACAGAACAAGAGGAAGAACCAGAAGCCGAATAGGCTTATTTTTTTATGACTTAAAACAGGGAGGAATGACGTTACTAGGTAGACAGGCAATTAATAATATAAAATAAGGGAGTGAGGTAATTTGGAAAATATCACTAAATCAGTAGTCGGACTGTTAGGGGCGACTATCTCATTTTTATTTGGAGGTTGGTCGCTTTTGTTGCAGGTATTAGTATTTTTTATTGTATTAGATTATGTGCTGGGTGTGTTGGTTGCAGGAACGTATGGCAAACTTAGCAGCAAGGTAGGCTTTAGAGGAATAGCGAAAAAAGTGTTGATCCTAGCGCTTGTAGCTGTAGCATATTCGATTGATAAAATCATGGGAGATGGCACATTTATCAGAGACGCGGTCATCTTTTTTTATCTTGCAAATGAGTTGTTGAGCATACTGGAAACGGTAGGTAAGACGAATTTACCGATTCCGGATATTTTGAAAAAAGCGGTAGAAACATTAAGTAATAAATCTAAGGGTGACGATTGATTTCGTTGCTCTTTTATTATTGTGGGTAGCTAGTCCAGTCGGGCAAGCTACTTTTTTATAAAATAATTAGGAGGTTTTAATATGGCTAAAATCGGGTTAGACATCGGTCATGGGAAAAATACGTACCCACCATCTAAAGGTGTG